CCTGGCGTAAGTCTAAAAGCAGACAGTAAATCAGCAGGAAGATGGGAAACCAATAAAGGGGGCGAGGCGTTTTATTCAGGTATTGGTGGTGCGGTAACGGGTCGTGGTGCAGATTTGCTAGTTTTAGATGATATTCACTCGGAACAAGATGCACTTTCTCCTACAGCCTTGGACAATGCTTGGGAATATTACAGTTCTGGACCCCGACAAAGGCTACAGCCAGGGGGAGCTATCGTTATTGTGATGACTCGATGGTCGATCAAGGACTTAACAGGCAGATTATTGAACAAACAAGGCGAAGAACACGCCGATCAGTGGGAAGTAGTAGAGTTTCCTGCAATATTCCCTGAAACCAACAAACCGTTATGGCCAGAATATTGGCAATTAGCAGAATTAGAGGGTGTAAAAGCGTCTTTGCCAGTAAGTAAGTGGGAAGCACAGTGGATGCAAAACCCAACGTCCGAAGAAGGGGCGATTTTGAAGCGAGAATGGTGGCAATTGTGGGAAGAAGACGAAGTTCCAGAAATGCAGTACGTAATACAGTCGTATGACACAGCATATACCAAGAAAGAAACGTCTGACTTCTCTGCTATTACGACATGGTGCGTTTTTTACCCTGATCCTCACTCGATGCGACCAGCTTTGCTGTTACTTGATGTCAAAAAAGGTAGGTGGGACTTTCCTACACTCAAGAAAGAAGCGTACAAGCAATTTGAATATTGGGATCCCGACACAGTTATCGTAGAAGCCAAGGCCAGTGGTCTACCGCTCACGGACGAATTA